CATATGGGTCCCCCCTAAACGCCTAACGCTCTATTCCACTCCCCCAATCACACCTCTTCCACCAACACAAACGTTCGCATTCCCAAACACCCCCCCTTACTGTTTTGATTTACATACCCCCACCCCTATATATTTTTTTGTATCAAGGGCTTGATAACGTTCGCTATCATGTTTAAACTCACGCGCAGAGGTTTAAACATGATTGACTATGCACACCCCACGATGATGGCGGAGAAGGCTCTTAAGGAGCTTCACGATGCCATGTTGCGCCGTAAGTTTGAGGAGGCGAGGCAGGCTGCTTTGCGGTGCATGGTTGAGTGCAAGATTGCCTATCACAGCATTCGGGTGATGGAAGAAGAGTATGTCGGCAAAACATCAACTCGTGCTTGATTTCATCAGGGCGTATATTGGCTTGTATGGGATGTCGCCGTCTTACCAGACAATTGCTGCTGGTCTTGGCATGAAGTCCAAGGCCAACATTCACCGGATTATCCATAGATTGCAGGATGAGGGTCTTTTGACCATACGCCCGTACAAGTTCAATTCGATCAAATTGATTGACCGCAGTGCTCGTGAGATGTCTGCCCTATGACGCTACTGACCCGGCAGGAGATTGATGCATATGAGGACATGATTCCTCGTGTGGGTTTGGATCAGCGCAGGAAGATACAGAGGCTTTTGGAGTTGGACAAGGCTGAAAGATGCCGTGAATCCTTTGTGTTTTTTGTTTCCCAGATGTGGCCGGTGTTTATTTCTGGGAAGCACCATCAAATCATGGCTGATGCGTTTGAGCGGGTGGCTCGTGGGGAGCTTAAGCGTTTGATCATCAACATGCCTCCCCGGCACACCAAGTCTGAGTTTGCTTCTTACCTGCTGCCCGCTTGGTTTTTGGGCATGTTTCCGGAAAAAAAGATCATCCAGACTGCTCACACCGCAGAACTGGCTGTTGGTTTTGGTCGAAAGGTGAGGAATTTGGTGTCTTCCCTTGAGTACCAGAAGGTGTTTCAGACGGAGCTTTCCTCTGATTCCAAGGCTGCGGGGCGTTGGAATACCTCCAAGGGCGGTGACTACTTCGCTATTGGTGTGGGCGGTGCTGTTACTGGTAAGGGTGCTGATCTTTTGATCATTGACGACCCCCATTCTGAGCAGGAAGCCAAGCAAAACAACCCGGCGGTGTATGACGGGGTGTATGAGTGGTACACATCTGGTCCCCGGCAGCGTCTTCAGCCCGGTGGCGCCATCATTATTGTGATGACGCGCTGGTCAAAGCGTGATTTGGCCGGTCAAATCCTCAAAAATAGCGAAAAAGACGGCACAGACAACTGGGAAGTCATCGAATTCCCGGCAATTTTGCCCTCTGGGACCCCTCTTTGGCCTGGATTTTGGCGAAAAGAAGAGCTTGACGCCATAAAGGCGGAGATTCCGGCTTCCAAGTGGAATGCTCAGTACCAGCAAAACCCTACATCCGAAGAAGGCGCCATCGTTAAACGCGAGCAATGGCGCATTTGGGGCGATGACACCCCGCCGTCTTGCGAATACATCATCCAGTCTTGGGATACGGCCTTTGAAAAACACAACCGCGCAGACTATTCAGCCTGCACTACGTGGGGTGTGTTTAAACATGCAGACTCCAAAGGTAACTACAAGAACAACATCATCCTTCTGGACGCTTTTAAGGACCGCATGGAGTTCCCTGACCTCAAGGCAAAGGCCGTTGAGATGTACAAGATGTGGGAACCAGATACCTTGATCGTGGAGAAGAAGGCTGCTGGCGCTCCTTTGATTTATGAACTGCGCCAAACCGGAATCCCTCTGTCAGAGTACACACCAAGCAAAGGACAGGATAAGATTGCCCGTGTAAACGCAATCTCAGACCTCTTTGCCTCTGGAGTTGTCTGGTGCCCCGACACCCGTTGGGCCGATGAGTTGATGGAAGAGATGGCCGCGTTTCCAAATGGCGACCATGATGACTTGGTTGACTCCTCGTCGCAGGCTCTTTTGAGGTTTAGGCAAGGTGGGTTCATCCCCATTGATTCGGATGAACCAGAAGAGACGATTTATTTTCGCGGTCGGCGCGACCGCTACTACACCGTTTAAGGACAAGTCATGGCAATGGACAAAGGTTTGTACGCGGCACCCGAAGGGTTGATGGATATCCCCTCGGATGAGCCAATGCTTGAGATTGAAATTGAAGACCCGGAGTCAGTTTCCATTGGCATCGGTGATCTGGAGATTGACTTTGACCCAAAGCAGGAAACCGAAGACGACTTCAACTCCAACCTTGCTGACTTCATAGATGAGTCTGAGCTTGAATCGCTTGGCTCTGAATTGGTCGCAGATTTTGAAAAAGACCTGCGTGACCGCAAAGAGTGGGTGCAAACATACATTGAGGGCCTGAAGCTGCTTGGCCTGAAGTATGAAGAGCGCACAGAGCCCTGGAATGGCGCCTGTGGTGTATTCCACCCAATGCTCACAGAGAGTGTGGTTCGCTTCCAGGCAGAAGGCATTACCGAGACGTTCCCCGCTGCCGGCCCTGTTAAGACGGTAATCATCGGCAAAGAGACGCCTGAGAAGAAGGAATCTGCTCAGCGCGTCCAAGCTGACATGAATTACCAGTTGACTGAAGTCATGACGGAGTACCGCCCAGAGCACGAGAAGATGCTTTGGAATCTGCCGATCACCGGTTCCGCCTTCAAAAAGGTGTACTACGACCCAAGCCTTGGTCGCCAAATATCTGTTTTTATCCCCGCAGAAGATATTGTTGTGCCGTATGGCGCATCAAGCATTGAACGGGCTGAGCGCGTTACGCATGTCATGCGTAAGACCAAAAACGAACTGATCAAGCTTCAAGAGGCTGGCTTCTACCGTAACATTGATCTTGGTGACCCCACCGGCGAACTGGATGACATTGAAAAGCAAAAGGCCGAAGAACAAGGAATGACGGCAATCCAAGATGAGCGCTACCGCATCTTGGAAATGAATGTTGACCTTGACCTCAAAGGCTTCGAGGACCGCAACAAAAAGGGCGAGAAGACCGGCATTGCCCTGCCATACGTCTTGACCTTGGAAAAGGGAACCGGCAAGGTTTTGGCAGTGCGCCGAAACTGGTACGAGGGCGACAAGCTTCACCTCAAGCGCCAGCACTTTGTTCACTACCAGTACATCCCCGGCTTTGGTTTTTACGGCTACGGGCTGATTCACCTGATCGGCGGCTACGCCAAGTCGGCCACCATGATCATCCGCCAGTTGGTGGACGCAGGTACTCTCTCAAATCTTCCTGGCGGCTTGAAGTCACGCGGCCTGCGAATCAAAGGGGATGACACCCCGATTGCTCCGGGCGAGTTTAGGGATGTGGATGTGCCGTCTGGTTCAATCCGCGACAACATTCTGCCCCTGCCATACAAAGAGCCAAGCCAAACTCTTTACACCCTGTTCCAGCAGATTGTTCAAGAGGGCCGCGCATTCGCCTCCAGCGGAGACATGAATGTAAGCGACATGTCGGCAAATGCACCGGTGGGCACAACGCTGGCACTGCTTGAGCGCCAACTCAAGGTCATGGGCGCGGTTCAGTCGCGTATGCACTTCAGCATGAAGCAGGAGTTCAAACTCCTGAAGAACATCATTGCTGACTACGCGCCCGAAGAGTATTCGTACGAGCCAGAAGAGGGAAGCCAAACCGCCCGCAAGGCTGATTACGACAACGTCGATGTCATACCAGTAAGCGACCCCAACGCCTCCACAATGGCCCAGAAGGTTGTTCAGTACCAAGCGGTCCTTCAGTTGGCACAAACAGCGCCGCAGTTGTATGACATGCCCCTACTGCACCGGCAAATGTTGGAAGTCTTGGGTATCAAAAACGCTAACAAGCTGATCCCAATTGCCGACGACATGACCCCGGTTGACCCCGTCCAAGAAAACCAAAACATTTTGATGGGCAAGCCGGTAAAGGCGTTTGTGGAGCAAGAGCACAAGGCCCACATCCAAGTCCACATGATGGCAATGCAAGACCCCGAAATTGCAAAAATCATTGGTCAAAACCCGCAGGCGCAAGCCCTGCAAGCCGCGATGCTTGCGCATGTAAACGAGCACGTTGGCTTTGAGTACCGCCGCCAAATGCAAGAGCAGATGGGCATGGCAATCCCTGGTCAGGAAGAGGCCCAGAATCTGCAAGAGGGCGAAGCAAATCAAATTGCAATGATGGCTGCAAAGGCTTCTCAGGAATTGTTCCAAAAGCATTCTGAGGCCGAGAAGTCACAGCAGGCCCAGCAGCAAATGATGGACCCCGTCGTTCAAATGCAGATGAAGGAACTGGAGCTTAAGACACAAGAGCTTCAGTTAAAAATTCAAAAGCAGCAGATCGACGCCGCAGAAAAAGCTGATCGCATTCGCGTTGAAGAATCGCGGATTGAAGCGCAGAAGGAAATTGCCGCCATGCAAGTGGCAGCAACAGCGGCAGCGGCAAAAGCCAAGCTGGCATCACATCAAGAGCTTGAGGGCACCAAGCTTGGCGCTCAAATTGCCAAAGATCGAATGCAGCCCATTAAACCCAAACCAGCGAGGGCGTAACCTTGACAGACGTAATCCGTGCCTTAGTGCATGTGCAGAAAGAGATTGAAAAATACCGGCAGGAGCAAGTAGCCTTTCTTGCTGCAAGCCGTGCTGATACGTACGATGAGTACAAAAAAATCTGTGGAGTGATCCGGGGTCTTAACTTTGCAGACAATGTGATTGATGACCTCGTGCAAAAGGTAAACAACGATGATTGATTATGATGTTGCCGCAGTGGATTTGTCCGGCATTTTGAACAAAAGTGCCGAACAAAAAGCCAAGCAGCTTCCAGAGCCAAAGACCTACCGCATTCTTACGGTAGTCCCTGAGGCCATGGAAGAGTACGCCGAAAGTGACTTGGGCATTATTAAGTCAGAGCAGACCAAACATTACGAAGAGGTGCTGACCCCTGTTTTGTTTGTGATCAAGCTTGGCCCAGATTGCTACAAAGACACCAGTCGCTTCCCAAGTGGTCCGTCTTGCAAAGCCGGTGACTTTGTCATCGTGCGACCCAATTCAGGCACCCGCCTGAAGATTCATGGCCGAGAGTTCCGCATCATCAATGATGAGTCGGTCGAGGCGGTGGTGGAAGACCCGCGTGGCATTACTCGTGCATCATAAGGAGTGAAAAATGGCAAACAAGTTTGAAGGTGAAGAGTTTAAATTTCCCGACGAGCAGTCTGCGAAGGAAGAAGAAAAGCAGACCAGCAACGAAATCGAACTGGAAATTGAAGACGACACCCCGCCCGCAGATCGAGGCCGTAAGTTTGCTCCGCCTCCCCAGGACCCTACCGACGAAGAACTGTCGTCGTACAGCCGGGAGGCTCAAGACAGGCTGAAGAAATTCACCCGTGGCTACCACGATGAGCGCCGGGCCAAAGAAGCCGCTGAGCGTGAGCGACTGGCCGCAGAAGAATTTGCCCGCAATGTCTACGAAGAGAACAAGCGGCTAAAAGAGCAGCTTAAAACAGGCAGCGAAGTATTCATTGAGACGGCCAAGACAGCCGCTCAAACAGAGCTTGATGTTGCCAAAAAGAAGCTGAAAGATGCCTTTGAGGCAGGCGACGCCGATGCTCTGGTGTCCGCGCAAGAGGAAGTTTCGAAGGCTACCCTAAAAATAGACCGGGCGCAAACCATGCGTCCGATTGAAATTGAGCAGGCCAGAGAATTTAAGCCGGCGCCAAAAGAACCATCACTCACACCCAAAACCAAGCGTTGGATGGAAAAAAACAACGATTGGTTTGGCGTTGATGAAGAAATGACGCTTTCTGCGGTTGGCCTTGACAAAAAACTGCAAAAGCAATATGGTCCTGACTATGTTGGAACGGATGAATACTTCCAAGAAGTTGACCGAACCATCCGAAAAAGATTCCCTGAGTATTTCAGGAGCCATGAGGACAATGACGATCCTTCACCAAATTCGTCAAATCCGGCAGAGGAGGAATCCCCGCGCCGTGCTGCAAAACCAAGTACTCCGGTAGCTCCGGCCACCCGCAGTACCCCGCCAAGTCGCGTCAAGCTGAAGGCATCACAAGTTTCGTTGGCTCGAAAACTTGGGATTACCCCAGAGCAGTACGCCAAACAGGTTGCTTTACTTAACAGAGGTGAATGATGGATCAACAAACCCAAGCAGACGCACCGGCGCGTCAAAACCGTGCTCCCCGTGCTATGGACTCGCGTGAGAAAAACATGCGTCCGCAGTCATGGAGTAACCCAGAAGCGCTTCCATCTCCAGACGAACGTCCGGGTTGGAAACATCGTTGGGTTCGCCTGAGCACCATGGGCACCGCTGATCCAAAAAATATCTCTAGTAAGTTGCGCGAAGGATACGAACCCTGCAAAGCAGAAGATTATCCTGAGCTTATGTTGCCATCCGTTAGCGATGGCCGCTTTAAGGGCGGCATTGAAATCGGTGGCTTGTTGCTCTGCCGCATCCCAGAAGAGTTTTTGCATCAACGTATGAATCACTTTGATACGCAAAACAAACTCCAAATGGAATCGGTAGACAGCGCTTACCTCAGTGAAAATGACCCTCGGATGAAGAAGTTCTCTGAACGAAGCACCAAGGTCACTTTCGGTTCTGGTTCTTAATTTAGGAGTCTCTAATGGCTTATCCCACCATTGACAAGCCGTATGGCTTGAAGCCGATCAATTTGATCGGTGGTCAGGTGTTCGCCGGGCAAACTCGCCAGTATCAGATTAACCCCGCCGGGTTTACTGGTAACATCTTCAACGGAGATGTGGTGAAGGTTGTTTCGACGGGCTACATTGAAAAAGATACTGGTCAGGCGACCGCTACCCCCGTTGGTGTTTTCATGGGTTGCTCCTATGTCAACGCTCAAGGGCAAACGATCTTCGCCCAGTACTACCCCACGGGCTACGCGGCTCCGACGGGCACGGTCATTACCGCTTACGTTGCAGATGATCCGGATCAGCTTTTCAAAGTTGTTCTGGTTTCGGGCGCTACCGAAGACGGCAACGGCCTGACCCCGACGTATCTGGGTCGTACCGTGATTGGTTCCAACGCTGAACTGGTGCAAAACACCGGCGTCGTTGCGACTGGTAACAGCCGCATCGGTATTTATACCGCTGCTGGCGCTACCACCACGGCTTCGTTGCCCATCCGCATCATCGACGTTGTGCCCGATACCGCCAATTCGTCTGGCAATTTTGTCGAGGTGATCTGCAAGTGGAACGCTCCGTATCAAGATGCGGGTGGCGCTTTGCTTGGTGGTCATCAGTACCTCAACCCGACTGGCGTCTGATCTAAGGAGTAATTTAAAATGGCAATTTCACGCGCACAACTGCTGAAAGAGCTACTCCCCGGTCTGAACGCCCTGTTCGGAATGGAGTACGCTCGTTATGGTGAGCAGCACAAGGAAATTTACGAGTCGGAATCTTCCGAGCGCTCGTTTGAAGAGGAAACCAAACTGTCTGGCTTCTCCGCCGCTCCGGTGAAGAACGAGGGCAGTGCGATTGCCTACGATAACGCGCAAGAGGCTTGGACCACTCGCTACACCCACGAAACCATTGCCCTGGGTTTCTCGATCACCGAAGAGGCGGTCGAAGACAACCTGTATGACAGCCTGTCGGCTCGTTATACCAAGGCTCTGGCTCGTGCCATGGCTTACACCAAACAGGTGAAAGCGGCGGCTGTTTTGAACAACGGTTTCTCCAACACCTACCCTGGTGGTGATGGCGTTTCCCTGTTCAACGCAAACCACCCGCTGGTTTCTGGTGGTGTAAACAGCAACACTCCCGGCACCCAAGTCGATCTGAACGAAACTTCTCTGGAAGCTGCCGTTATTCAGATCGCTGCTTGGACTGACGAGCGTGGCTTGCTGATTGCTGCTAAACCCAAGAAGATGATTGTTCCCCCGGCCCTGATGTTCACTGCCAAGCGCCTGCTTGATACCGAACTGCGGGTTGCAACTGCTGATAACGATATCAACGCTATCAAGCAGATGGGCGCAATTCCTGACGGTTATACCGTCAACAACTTCTTGACCGACCCCAACGCATGGTTCCTGACCACCGACGTTCCCAACGGTATGAAGCACTTTGTGCGGACCCCGTTGCAGAATTCGATGGACGGCGACTTTGATACGGGCAACGTCCGTTACAAGGCCCGCGAGCGTTATTCGTTCGGCTGGTCTGACCCCCTGGGCATGTGGGGTTCGTCGGGTTCTACCTGATGAGTATGAAAAGGGGGCCTTGTGCCCCCTTTTCTTTTGGTGTATATTGCCCGTATCCCGGGGTTCCCGGCGTTCTGACAGTCCCGGCTGACGACATGTAGACAGAACGCTCACAATACTCGCATGTGAGGAAATCATGGCTAATACCACCTTCAGCGGCCCAGTTCGGTCGCAAAACGGCTTCCAGTCTATCACCACCAACAGCACCACTGGCGCTGTTACCGTGGACGCCACTTTTGGCGCAACCACCAGTGTGACCGACCTGACGACCACAAATTTGGTCTTTACCGACCAAAACCACCCAACGACTGCCGCGATCAATGCCACGGCCA